GACGGCGCAAGCTGCTTATCAATAGTCGGTAGTACCTCAGCCCATATACCGCGCCACCGGGTCATAAAGGTCGGACTCTTCTTATTCTGAGAAATCACGACGCGGCATCGCTCGACCTGATCCACGGCGTTTAAAACCAGACCATTCTCATGCTTATTGAGTGTCAGCTTGGTTTTCTGATCCCTGAATATGACTTGCTGCTCGTAATCCTTATACGTCAATTGCCACTGGTAGAAATATCCCTCTGCAAGATTCTGAATAAATTGAATCTGCCGTCTCACCATGACGGTATTAGCCACCAGATTGGCTTGATACTTCCGGTCGAAAAGAATACCCGTGTCCTTGGATTCCGTTACCTGAGACATGGCATCACTGACGCGGGAAATCAGCGGCAAATAGCGGTCGAACATGCGATTAATTTGGTCAATGACCGCTGAGGGGTACTGATTAGCAGCCATGTGGATAAACGGAGTTTTTGAACTCTTTAGATCAACAAATTCGGCGTGACCGGGCTTATTTTTATTCTTTACCCAGTCTTGACGCTGTTCGGGAGTATGAAATAAATCCTCGTCAACAAGGGTGCTGCCTCCATTGGCTTTAGAAAGAAGCTCCGTGACCAGACTTTCGCGCTTATTGATCGTATCTTCGACATCCGCCATGCGCTCCACGAGGCCCATGTTCTCGCCGTCATGCCGAGAAGCGGAGAAATGATAGAACGGCAGTCCGTTAACCTGAATTTTACTCTTTTCGCCGGTGACTATTTCGATGTCGTCCAATTCACGGCACACGGTCGTGACATAGTGGATACGGTCTTCATAGGTGTCCTCGACAACCGTAGTCCAATCAATATCATTGATCTCAGCGAAGCGTTCATAGTAAGCGCGTTCCTTATCAATAGGGAACGGAATCCATGTCGATTCACCACGCTTTCTACCTATAAGGCGTGTGGTCTTGATGTGTTTCAGGTAGTGCTTCTCAATGACCTCATATTCGTCACCTACCATCGAATGTATGCGATTGCGCTTTTGCAGTTCCGCAGCTTGATACGGATAATTGCTCTGATCTTTATCAAAGCGCTCAATGGCAGCTTCGATTTCGTCAGTCTTGAAGTCGTATACCCGTTTGATCCGTTCGGCGTTCATCCATGAAACCCTGAAACAGACTTCTGCATCTCGGTCGTCGTCTGTCAACCAATAGGGGTCCCACACAAGGTATCCGGGCATCACCCGTTCAAAGGCTACTCTTGGAGTATGAAAACGATAATCCTCAAAAATAGCCATGTCTCCTGAATGAACCAGACCATCAAGGAACACATCAAGGAAGGTATTGTCGTAGTGATAAAGCGATTTATCAGTGAAGTAAGTTTCCGCAATGGCATCGGTCATTATCCCTGATTGGCCGTGTACCGGCACCCAACTCGGATCGGGAAGGTCGTTTATCATGCTCCCGGCAAGAGTTTCAATCTTCCCCGACACAATATCAAACTGAACCGGCTGTCGGTAATTGTCGGTCATTTCTTTCAGGGCGGCAGCTTCCCATTTCCCGTATCGAACCGGGAAGTATCGCCGCCACGCTCGATACATCCGGTCAAAATCATTCTGCTGGACGCGATAGGCTTGATCGAACTCGTTTACAACAGTGATAGCGTTCTGTTTTGCAGAACTCCGGTCACGCTGAGTAGTCTTTAAGACTTGTGGCGCATCGACTCGCATGTTACCCGTGACTCCGTTCGATTACTGCCGCCTCTTTCAAATCAAGCCGGTAATTGGCCGGAAGCATCTCTTGTGTAACCCCGAACGTATCCAAATCAGGAGCGTTCGTCAGCGTTACCTTGTGCCACCGCTCACAGTTACGATTGGAGCAGCGCACGAATATCGACCGGCCTTGAATAGCGAACAGAAGGTTGCTCGGCTCATGGTTATGGCACCTGAGAGCGCCCTTCATGCGGATAACCCGGCGGGAAAACAAAAAAGGCGCACGGCAGTATTGCTACCGCTATGCGCCTCACGGGGGGAACGCCGTTGGTCATCCATGACCATTACGCCATCCTTGGCTTAAAATCCCTCCACCAATCGCTCAGTGTGGGAAAATCGTATTTAAACGCTTAAACCGATTAATCCATAATATATATGATTTCACCATTCAATGCAACAATTATTTGCAATTATTTTTACAGATTGATTTTCAAGCTCTTAGAGCTATCCACATGCTTCTTGTCCCTCTCCCACTTCGGATACCACCAGTCCAAAATAGCACCTATGCGGGCTGGTGCTTGAATCGGGACTCCCATAAAATCAATGGTCACAAGATCGCACAGAAAATTCTTCGGAATCCCCTTGGCTATTTTCCCGTCATGGGAGTGCCAGAGTACATCATCCTTCTCCCAGAAAAAGAGATTGCAGCAGGTAATACCATCTTTCTCGATAGGCATAGGCTTCACGAGGCACCAGTGAGCGTTCTGGTCTACGATATTACCTATCCGATCCTGATATTGTTGCCGCTGTTTGGTAGTGACGCCCGGCAGGAATCCCACATCAATATCGGTATCGTATGGGATGAATCCGCCGTACATCACATACCCCAGCAAAGCGCCAAAAGCCAGAAATACCTTGTCGCCGATGCCCACTTCTTCCGCAGCGGCCTGAATATTGGTCAGTATGGTTAAGGCGTTCTGGCGGCGTGGCGCAGTCATAAAAATGCGGTCGTCGAGGTAATGATATGGTATGCGCGGTGTATTGCTATGCCAGTCCGGATCATGGTAATCCAACAGCGTCCCCTTGGGTATCGGGAGGTTGATTTTCCCACCTTCCGACAACATCACCGAGTACGTCTCCACCTTCTTCCCGACGTGCTGCTCTACCATGAATCCGTAGTGATTGAAATTCTCAAGGAAGGGCACACTGACTTGAGCCGAATCAAATCCTTCCAGAGTACCATTGCAGCAGTAATACGCCAGAGTTTCACCGTCAACGTACCAGTTATTGCTGTAGTGGTTATTGAGATGTCGGATTAGGCGGGAGATCATTTGTGCCACACCCATATTGTATCACGAGCATCTGACTCAGGATGAAAGCCACACCTTAACAGGAGTTGCCTCGATGCCTGTCCGCTCAGTGCTTGTGTACGCAGAATATCGTAGTAATCCTTGAGACTTTCGATGGAACTCATGGCGAATCCGAGCCGTCGATAGGGCGGGGAGACGTAGAGGAACCAGATCGTTCCCACCTTCGTGTGCGGCTGCTTTCCGGCAGCATCCAAGCACTTGCCTATCGGTATCAGACCGATAGTCAGGAGCATATACCCTATCGCCGTCTTGGTCGATGGGTCTTGCGGATCAATCGCAGTCCCGTTGACCGGCACTTCGAGGGTATGCAGTGCCAGTGTGTCGGTAGATGCCTGTGTGCTAATCACAAAATCACATCGGCATTGGCTATGTCGTTTCTTCATGACGCGGCCCTATAGACCTTCCTTGTGGACGTTGAGTTCGTTTCCACCACACTCGACTTGCTCCCGTCATTCCAGTTTAGGCTTGCGTATTTCTTCTCATACGCTTCCCGCTCTTCCGGTGTCATCGGCTTCTGAACACTCTCTGGACGGCACGGCGGCATAATGCAGCCCATGAAAACCTCCTTTACATTATCCCCATCAAATCTCTGGGATTTGTTTGTGCCTCTTCTTCTCGCTCGTGCAGTCCACCGACCGGGTGATTATATTCACGGTACGAATGTTCTTTTTCACGGCGAGCCTCACCACGTTTGACATCAGACCCGATCAAGCACAATGCCTCACAGTATCCATCGGGCGGCACTTCCTTCGTTTTCTCTTTGAACGTCCACCCGGCGAAGTGAGCGGCGACTTCTCCCATGTACGCTGCTTCACCACCACCGACATCGCGGGACGTTGCCGACCGCACATGAATCTTCTTCCTTATAAACAGATTATTAATATACGTTGCGGCACCGTACATATCATACATTACCGGCACACGAATTGAAAATTTTTGTCCCATGTGCTTGAATTGATCCTTGAGTATTCGCCCTGCCGTCCGCTCCTCTCCCTCGTCCCCGCATAGTTCATCGTTCCCCAGCGGGGTAAAGATTCCACCCGACTGCTTTATCACATGGGCAGCTATCACTTCCTCATCGACGCTCTGCCACCATCTCCCAGCATACACCCACAGTTCACCCGATACCGTATCCCACATAGCGCCGAGATAGTACAGGCTTATGTCGCTCATCAGAACGAAAGCTGCATAGTTTTTCAGGGTATCATCGGGGTTCTGCCAGTCCAACCTAAACTCTTCGCAGAAGCCAGCGGAAAACCGGGGCCACACCTTTTTATTCATGGTCAGGTGTTTCATGGCCCCCGTACAGGCGTCCACCTGATCCCTTTTCCCTTTCGGGAAAGCTCCGATCTCAGCCAGAAAATCAGCGTTCCACGATCCTTCGACCATGTAGACGCGACCCAGTGAGGCCGCAGAAGCCAGCGGCTTCGCACGATCTACCTTGCTGCCAGTCACAGGGTCAGGATGAAGCTCGTAACCCAGCAGTTTGCCCGCCAGATTATAGGAATTGAATTTGCCTGCCGACCCCTTTTCTTCTTCCCACCCGATTGCCACTCCGGGGCCGTCCGCCTCTGCCGTGGCCATGACCACTTTCATCGTCTCGCCGGGTAGTAGCTGGTGCTTTTTGATGTCCAGTATGTAGATGTCACCACAATACTCTCCAAGGAGCGCCCCAGCCGTGCGGTCGGGGTCTTTGCCGTCTTTGTTTTCGGTTGCCGCCCAGTCCCAGTAGCGGACGAGCTTCATGTTCTCCAAAGGAGGCGCTTTTGCAATCTTCTTGATACTGCGGACATCAAATAATCCACCCGAATAATTTATCAGCCAGTTCCCATAGAGAAGCCGCTCCTGCATGACGTTATCCATAGCAAGAATATTGGCTTCATAGTTCGGGTCATTTGACATTCCGATTTTATTGTCATCAATCTTTGCCGGTATAAAGGTGATGCTCTTCGCGCGATTGCCGCGTCCGTCGCGCCAGTCTTTATCGACCCAAATCAGACGGTCATTCAGGCGCGTGAAATACCGAATCACACCCGAACGCTCTTTGATTGGATACCCGGTTGCCTGATCCCACCACCACGATATTAATTCAGCGACCCACCCCGGCTCAGGGTTACAGGTGCAGCGCATGTAACATTTGCGGTTATAGCCAGCGGCGGGACGATTACGGCTCAGGAGAAACCAGAACATTTTTTCAGTGAAGTTGGTCAATTCGTCGAAGCCGACAAATCCGTACTGCGCTCCCTGATGTCCCTCTAAATCGGAATCGTATTGCAGGTGATTAAACTTGATCTTTGCGCCGGTGGGGAAACGATAGCTCAAATCATTCTCACGGGCCTGTCCCTCATGCCGTGGGTAAATCTGTCGTGCGGTGTCCCAGAGTCCACCACCGGCAGTTATTTCAGGAGCAGTACGCCGGAAGATGACACCAGTATAGTTTTTGTGGTCTATGTGACGGCAGGATTCAAGAAGCAGACCATACGTTTTACCACCAAAGCAGGCACCACCGTAAATAACAATATCAGCCCGCGAAGCGCAGAACTCCCATTGCGGTCCTTCTTGTGGCTTTAGATCAACCTGCCCATCGTCAGCAGATTTATCTACGTCTTGGTAAAGTCCGAAACCACGTCCAATACCGCCGGTTCCAGAGAGAAACCCTTTTTTATACTGCCCCATTGCGCCATCCTTGGCTTAACAGTCCTGAACTAAACTATTCTGAGCTTTATCCCCCTACCTCAGCAGACCTCCAAATCCCAGCGTACCCTGTCACCGCCGAGTCTTGGAGAAGGTATGGTTCAACCGAACACATCGACTTACCTACCAGTTCCTTGACAGGAATATACCTATCGTCGGCTTGGGGATTGTCGAAGTGTACCAACATGACACATCCATCCTGAATTGTGTCATCAGGAAGGACTCGCTTCATGCCTTCGGCGGTTGCGGCTATCTCTTCGATGGCGGTCATTACTTCTCCCTATTCTTTGCCCGCTGCGGACGCTTCTTGCCTTTACTGGCCCTATCCCACTCCTTAATACCCTGAGTACCAAGGGCACGTTGACCAGCCGCCGTATGGCCCCACCGTCTCTGCGCTTCCGATTTCCAAGGCATGATTGCTCCTTTGAAAAATTATTTTCCGCAGACAAACAAATCTTCTATCGCCCACCGAATCGTTTTGAGCTTCCAAGTCAACCATGCTTTCAGGGTACGTAGCCAGAGGATCATTCTTCGTCTCCCCTCTGAGAATCATCAGGGAAGCCCATTAAGGACTCCCCTGACTTCGCATCGTCACCTTCGCTGACGGTACTTACGCCTTCGGCGGGAAGGGCTTTTTCTTGCCCTTGCCCTTTTTCACTTTCTGCATGTACTGCTCCTTCGGGAACAACCGGCGACATTGCCGGTATTTTTTTAGGCCGACCACGCTTATGCGTGATGGTTTGCACTACGACCTGATCGCTAATATCGCGCGTCCCATTGTCCGGCAGAATCACCGGCTTCGGGGCGTCTGTACGTTGCAGGACTTCTTGGAACATGCCTTGATGCAGAGCCAACATTTTCAGAGCCTGCATCTTATCCCAGAACTTGATTTCCAAAATACTCTCAGTCCGAGATGTCTCTCTATTCCAAAATTTCCTGATATTGATAGACTCGATTGCACGAGCTTTCTCTTGCAGCTTATCCCTAATATCCTGCAAGGATATGAATTGATAGTCACCTGCTAAAAATTCAGTCGGATCATTAAAACCGATCAGTTCAAGCTCCTTCACAGTCCGAGCAATTCGCTCTCCCTGAGCGTCACCCGGCCCCAGTCCCCTCTCGCGTAATTCCGCCATGTACTTCTGAAAATTCGGGGCGGCAATGATTGTTTCCAATGCCGATGTTTTCCCGAATAGCTCTTTAGATAGCTTCCCTATATCCGTCTCCGGGTGTTCAGCTATGGCGTTAGCGAGCTTACGCTGCCTGCAATTAAGCAGTAGATACGAGGGGACTAAGTGACCAACTGCCAGAGGACGGGCCATAAGATTCCTTTGAATTAAAATATATTACGGTTGAAAAAAATCAAGACTTATTCTGGCTCTGTCATTTTCCCTTCCCCCTAATCGCTTTCTTCACCTTTGCCGACTGTTCGGTGCACGGAGAGATTTGTTTGAGATCATCCGTTGCCACTTCTATCTTTGCGATAGTCACCGGCATTTGTGCTTGTAGTGCCCGCCCTATGCGAGCAGGGTCTACACCGTCGTTAATAGTAAGAATAAGTTTCATGCTACCAACCCTCCTTTTCTTCGTCCATAGGTTCAAAGCGTCCTGAATGTTTGATATACCGAAGATTCACCACACCGATTTTACCGTGTGCCTTATACTTTATCTTCTGGATGTAAACAGCGATTTCATCCTTTTCCATATCCTCTCGATAGATGCAAAGACCATTATCAGCCATGTTGTACCAGTGGGCCGAATCACTGATATTATAAAGTGTTGGAACATCGTATTTTGTGGCTCCGTGTGGTTTTAACATTTTGTGCGGATGTGCAAGAATGTAAAGAAACATATTGTACCGGCGAGCGAAGCGACGAAGCCGTAATAACGCCTCACCTATCTCTCGTGTTTCGCTCTGATTCCGAGCTTTCGCGGCAGGCGACGGCGACAAGCTGTTCCAAGGGTCAATAATCAGCCCATCGGCCCGGCCCTCTTTCGCCGGACGATCTACAAGGCGCATCAGCGCATCGAGCGTATTTTGATTATCCGGCAACGTGATAAAGCCATAATGCTCGTCAATAAATTTTATTGCTTTCGTATTTTCTTCCGGCGAACTGTGTGAACTCATCAGTGGTGAAAATGGCTTGTCATTGTATAGTTCAATCAGCTTTTGCATGTGCTGTTGAATAGGATAGTTTTCGGGAGAGAAATAAAGCCATCGGACACCGTGAAGTCTTGATAGGTTGAAAGACAGGGCATCCATGTACGAACTTTTCCCATGCGAAGGTATGCCTGAAATTATATTCAACATTCCTCTGGCGGGCATGTAGTATGTATTAACATTCTGCCAGCCTGTATCCACGCCGGGATTCCGCAAACCCTTTTCCCGTATTTCCAGCATACTCTCTTCGAGACTGCTGGGAGCCACAATATCCGCTTTGTCACAGATTTCAGAAGCGGTGTATATTTCGCCGAAGGAAATCTCCGCCGCTGCAATCGTTTCTTTTATCGGAGTCTCTTCGTTATGGGCACCTTGAAGAGCGCACATCGCCATTGAGATTATTCGGCGGCGCTGAGTGGCTTCGTGTAAAAATTCGATATATCGCGGTAGGTTTTCATGGACACCCACAGAATCAGCCAAAGCAAGCACTGGATCAAGTGCATCTTCTCCGTGCTGCGCGACCATGAGAGATGTGAGTGCAGCAATGTCGGCATGCCGCCCTGCAAGATTTTCTTCTTCAATGACACGAAATATTTTTTTATGCCAGCTTTGATAAAAATCTTCTTCATGTACCATACCCAGAGCTTCCGTACACGCCTGAGAATATTGCATCATTACCCATAGCACGGTCTTTTCCATCTCTGGATTCGACGGCATTGATTTTTCAAGAAGATTCATAAGAGCATCGCTTTCTGATTGTC